CACAGTATAAACGAACCAGAGATAATCATCCCTAAAGATGATGAAATACTCCTTGATACTGATGCAAACTCACTATACCCGAGTTTAATTATTCAATATGGTTTCGTACCACCACATCTTGACAAAGAACAATTTATAAAGATATATCGTCGTATCTACGAAGAACGCTTAGCAGCTAAAAGAGCTGGTCGTAAACTTGAATCAGAAACTAAGAAATTAGTATTAAACTCTGTAACAGGTAACTACCAGAATGAATACAGTTGGTTATATTCACCGTTTGCAGTAATGCAAATACGTATGAATGGCCAATTACTGCTTTTAATGCTCTCTGAGCGACTTTTAGAGCTTGGAGCTACAATTTATCAGCTCAACACAGATGGTGTCTTATACAGCCTTAAAAAGGCCAAATATGACGAATTACAAGCCGTCATAGCTGAGTTTGAAAAGATAAGTCGTCTTACGTTCGAAACCGAACAGTTTGAAAGCTTTTATCAGCTTGCCGTTAACGATTACTTTGGTAAACAAGGTAATAAAGTTAAGGAGAAGGGGTGCTTTATCACTGAGGTAAAACTCGGTAAAGGGTTAACCCCTAAAATAATCCCTAAAGCTGTAGAGAAATACTTCTTTGAAGGTGTTAAACCCAAAGATTATATTCCTACAGTAACAGACATTAAAGACTTCTTGATGTCTGAGAAAACTGGCAAGCAATGGTTTGTTGAGTATAATAATGTAAGCCAACAAAGAACTAATCGGTTTTATGCTTCTACTGACGGTTATTTCTTATGGAAATACAAGATTGAATATGGTGTAAAGAGCTACCAGAATATGCTAACAGCGTCTGGTGTTACTCTACTAAATGATTTTGATGACCTTAAGACTGACCCAAAGATAAACTATGCATATTACATAGCAGAAGCAAACAAGATAATAAACCAGTTGAAAACAAAGCAACTAAGTCTGTTTTAACAGATTCTCTCATACGTGTATCCAAGCTTAGTGCATAACATTTATATTATGATACTAGAATTAGATACGACGCTACTCGAGGTTTTTCCGAGTATAAATATAAACCAATTAGTATTTTTAACTCTTGTGTTGAATGGAAATAATCAAAACAATCAAGACGTTCACTTGTTACTCAGCCGAATAAGCGAAACAGAAATACAAGAGTTAATCGACAATGGACTTATCGCTGTTACTACTTCAGGCGATAATAAAATTTATGAAAGTACACAGTCACTCAAAGATGCCCTTAAACAGGACAAAACCTGGTTTGACTACTTTTATGAAGTATTTCCAGTGTATGTTACTAGACCCGATGGTACTAAAGGTTTCTTACGTTCTAACATTAACAAATGTCGTAAGGAATACAACAGAATCGTTGGTAAATCTAAAGCAATGCACGAACATATACTTGACTGTCTCAAGTATGAGATAGACGAGAAGACTATAACCGGTAAACTCGGTTATATGAAAACTATGTGGAAATGGCTCACTCAAAGAGAGTGGGAGTCTATTGAAGAACAAATGAATTTTGACCCAATCCAATATGAACGAACCAGAACTTCAAACAACGACATCGGTTACGGCTCCAATATATATTAAGCCGATTAGTGTAGTAGCTGATGAATCAGCTAAATACATTAAAGCTAGAAAGACCCATGAAATTGTCGCTTTACGGAGTAGATGGAATAAGTTCAATAAGGCTACCGGAGGTATAGAACCTAATATGGTATTCACCATAGCAGGTATCTCTGGTAGTGGTAAATCTTCGTTTGTAAATACTTTAGCATTCGATTTAATCGATTGCAACCCCAATCAGGAAATCGTTATTCTAAATTTCAGTTTTGAGATGGTGGGTTACCGTAACATAGGTAGAACAATTAGTAATAAGCTCAGAAAAACAACTTCTGAGCTTTATAGTGCTGCTGAAGACCTCAGTGATGATGATTACGCTAAAGTTCTTACTACGGTAAACTCAATAAAAAAGTATCCCATATACTATGTGGATACACCATGTTCTGTTGCAAAGATGGAAGAAACGATTACCTACTTTCATGATACTGTTGCTAAAGGCAAATGGTTGATTGTCATCCTTGACCACACATTGTTGGTCGAGGGTGATAGTGAAAGAGGTACCTTGGTCGATTTACAGAAAATGTTTATTCGAGTAAAGAAGCTATCCTTTACTACGATTATACAGCTTTCACAGATGAATCGAAACATTGAACAACCTGAGCGACTAAACAACCCGTCAAGTCATTATCCTATAAGAAGTGACTTGTCAGCTTCAGATGCAATATTTCACGCAAGTGACTTTGTAATTGTTATGAATCGTCCTGAAATGTTAAATCTTGCTATATATGGAGTCCAACGTCTACCTGTAAAAGATCGTGTATACCTACACTTTCTCAAAGTCAGAGATGGTGAGCCGTGTATACTCGAATTTAAAAATGATCTCCGTTATAACAATTTAATAGAGACGACCATACAACCTGAAGCAAATAACAATCTAAGTAGTAATTTAAAAAATAAGGCTGAACTATGAAACAGTTTACTATAACTCTTCCCAAGAAAAATATTGATCCTAAAGGTACTTTAAAGTCTCGTATCCTGCACGAAGTAGCAACTAAGTTCCCGTTCCTGAAGTGGCACGGTATCGATACTCCCGAAGATGAGATGAACAGTATTTCATTTGCTGGACCTGGTGACAAGCTGATTTTTGGTTTGAACCCTGATGCTGAATTTGCAGCATTAAATTGTCCTTGCAAGAACTGCCCGTTGTTGAACGGTATTCGCAACTATAACTTGCCGCAGGATTTGGATCTCGCATTATATCGCTTGCATAAGTATGCGGCTGAGGTGAAGAATAACGACGACAAGGGTTACGATTTCTTAATCGGTAACACCCCTGTTCGTATTTATCAGAAGTTTATTCAGATCGGTAACACGGTTATCCCGTTTGAAGATCCCTATAAGTTTCTGAAGTATAAAGACGAAGCAGATCAGATTACTATTATTGACATCTTGATCAACGTAAGTAACGCTGATGAGATTAGCGATTTGTTTTAATCTACTTTATTGATTCCTATTCCAGATTTTATCAGATTTTACCAAACAATCAGTAAAGTATTAACTTATTTATAATATGTTGATACTCCCAACTGAAAAAAGCAAACCTAAAGTTTGTAATCCAAAGACTCTCATCTTATTTGGCCGCCCTAAGGCTGGTAAATCAACCTTAATGGCTGCCCTTGATAACAACCTAATCATTGATTTGGAAAACGGTTATCAGGCTTTGGAAGCAATGACAGTACAAGCACGTTCTATTCAGGACTTTGCCGATATTGCCAATGCAATCCGTGAAAAGATGAAAGAGAATGGAGGACAATTCCCGTATAAGTATATCACTATAGACAATGCTACTAGACTTGAAGAGATGTGTCTGAGTTACGCAGCCCAGTTATATCGCCAAACTCCCGTTGGGAAGGCCTATCAGGGAACTGATATTCGAACCTTACCGAACGGAGCAGGTTATCTGTACTTGCGACAAGCAGTACGTAAAGTCATTGATATGTTCAGATCGCTTTGTGATACATTCATACTCGTTGCACACGTCAAAGAGAAGATGATAAACAAAGACGGCGAAGAACTGTCAGAGATGTCTATAGACTTAACTGGTAAGTTAGGTGACATACTTTGTGGAGAAGCAGATGCTATCGGATATGTGTACCGCAAAAAGAATGAGACTATTATCTCATTTGAAGGTGGTGAAAACACTATTCGTGAAGCACGAGCTGAACACTTACGAGGAAAGAAAATCGTTGTAGCAACTAGTGATGATGAGAATCATGTAACAGTTGATATGACTAAAATATTTTTACCTGAATAAAATTGAAGAACTATGGCATACAGTAAAGAACGAGCAAACAATGTTAGTAAGAATGATATTAAGTATCTGCCGGCAGGCGTTATCACAGATGTAACTCTCAAGGAAGCGCGTACAGACGTATCCCCTACGGGCAACCGCTTCTTCGAAATTGTTTTCGAGAAGGACGGTGCAACACTGACGCACACCGAGTGGGAGCCTAAGTTGGGTAGTTTTACCACAACAGCTGAGCAGCTCCAGCAGAAGGAAGACAATCAGTATTCTCGTATGTTGCAGATTTTACACTGCTTCTACGATGACGCTCTGTTGAACTTCAACGGTGAAAACTTTGAACAGTTTGCTAACTGGATTGTGATGATGCTGAACGCAGCAGATAAGAGCAAGAAACTGCGTGTAAAGATCGTATACAACGATAAGGGTTATACTAC